AAGCAGCTAGTCCAAGTGGCACTGCGTATACCGGTAGAGCAGACGGACTGTTTTCATTAAATGAACAAGTCCGGTTTAAATCAAGTGGATTGTGGGCAATTGCTATTGCAGCACCAAGTGCACCTACGATAACATCAGTTACGGTTAGTGGAACACAGGTATCGGTTGCGTTTACTGCACCTAGCGCACTAAACGGCTCTACTATTACTGGATATATAGTAACCAGTTCAGGTGGGCAAACTGCAAGTAGTGCAAGTAGTCCAATAGTAGTTACTAATTTAACAGCCGGTACTAGTTATACATTTACAGTAGTTGCCAATAGCACCAATGGTAATAGTATCGCAAGTGCAACATCATCTAGTTATCTAATAACACTATCTATTGGACAAGCATATGGCGGCGGATTTTATGGAGGTAAGATTAATGTTTCTGGTACGCAATATTATCTAATTGTTGCCCCTAAAGCATCTGGAGAAGGCGGTGGTATAGCATGGAATCCATCTACATGGACAGACTTTGGAATTACGTCAGCTATCAATGGCCCAACAAACAGCGCGTCATTAGCAGCACTTAATTTTAATAATCAAGTAGCTACGGTCTGTGAGGGGTTAACTATAGGTGGTTATAGTGATTGGTATTTACCAGCTATAAATGAATTAGAAGTTTTGTATTATTTCTTAAAGCCTTCAACAACTGCAAATATTACTTCTGTTGGGTCAAATGCCAACGCAGTATCACCAGAGCCAATTAGCACAAACCATACTAGTGGTTCACCTGCTCAAACTAGTGCAGGTATCGGCTTTAGAGCTGGTGAAACGAATGCGTTTAACTTGTACTACTATTGGTCTTCTACTGAGAGCAGTTATTCCAGCGCATGGTTTCATGACTTTATAGATGGCAATCAGATCGCCAACAATAAGCAATTTACTGGTGCCTACTACAGAGCTGTTCGCAGAGTTTTAGTATAGTAAACAATAAAAAAAGGAAAATAAACATGTATATTCAAATAACAAACATAGATGCACACACAAAAATATTATGTACTTCAGAGCCAATGCGTACTGGACCGGCACTACCGGATGTTAAGGGATTCCAGTTTGTTTTTGCAAATGAATCTACTTACCCTATTAGCACTAATGCTGATGGTTCATATGCCGAAACTCCATTGTATTACGGTACATGCGACGACGATGCAGACACTTCGTTAACTGGTATTGTAAAAGTGTTAACTGAAGAAGAATTTAATGATGATAAACAAGCAGAGTTAACTGCAAGACAACCCTACCCATCTTGGATTAGTGATATTAATACAATGACGTGGAATCCACCAGTTGCATATCCAGATGATAACAACCGCTACTATTGGGACGAACCAACTGTAAGTTGGGTTGAGCAAACTCCAGTAGTAGAACTTCCATGAAAACATTTGAACTAGGCTATTTTGGTAATATCTGGGTAAAGCAAAACGTTTTAGAATTAGCCGGTGAATCATACGGCGGGCACGAACATAAGTTTGACCATGTTACATTACTTGTATCAGGTAAAGTTCAGGTTGAAATTGAAGGTCACGATCCTAAAGAGTTTACTGCACCTACCTTTATAGTTATTCGTAAAGAACACCAACACAAAATTACTGCAATAGAAGATGGTACAGTGTATTACTGTGTATATGCACTACGTAACATGGATGGTGAAGTTATTGAAGACATTTATGGTGAACAACATGATCCTGAATCTGCAAGCGCACGTAATGACGGATATTGGGATAGTGTTAACAAAATTAACAAATAGGAAAATACATGTCAAATAGAAGACTAGTATCAGTAGCAGCAGTGTCAACAAGTGGCACTGCGTATACTGGTAGAGCTAATGGGATATTTTCAACAAATGACCAAGCTAAATTAAAACAAGCAGGTGCATGGCCAACGGCTATATCTAAGCCAAGTGCACCAACTGCTGCTAGTGCAACTGCTGGTATTTTACAAGCAACAGTGGCATTTACTACACCAAGTTCATTAAATGGCGAAACTATTACTAGTTATACAGTTACTAGTTCACCTGGCGGTGTTACTGCAACTGGGGCAAGCAGTCCAATTACAGTATCTGGGTTAACTGTTAATTCTAGTTATACATTTACAGTAGTTGCTAACACTGCGTCAGGTGCTAGTCTTTCTAGTTCATCAAGTAGTAGTATAACAATAGTTGCAATAACATATTCAGATGAAGTGTTTAGCACTTATTTATATACCGGCAACGGTGCAACGCAAACTATTAACAATGGCATCGACTTAGCTGGTAAGGGTGGGTTGGTTTGGGTTAAACGTCGGACAGTAGGAGCTGACCACATCCTGTCTACAACAGATCGTCCAGTTGGTAACCGTGTAGTCACAAATAGTGCAACAGCAGAAGTTAATACCGGTACCGGATTTGTTAATAGTTTTGGTAGCACTGGATTTACCGTAGGTAACGGTAATGACGTTAATGCTAATATGGGTAGCTATGTATCATGGACATTCCGCAAAGCACCAAAGTTTTTTGATATTGTTACGTATACCGGTACAGGCAATCAGCAGACGTTATCTCACAATTTAGGTGTTAAACCAGGTATGATAATAGTAATTAACTTATCAAGTACCTACAATCGATATACATGGCATAATAGTATACCATCGCTGAATTATATATTTCTAGACGGGACATCAACACCAGCTTACGCATCAGGTAACCCTTGGATAAATGAACCAACCTCTACACAATTTACTGTAGGTGGGTTTAGTGCTGTTCAATTCTCCGGTCATCAGTTTGTGGCATACTTATTTGCACATGATACTTCGGCTACTAGCATGATAAAGTGTGGGTCGTTTACAGGGCCAAGCACAACACTAGATGTAAATATTGGTTTTGAAATTCAATATTTGTTAATTAAAAGAACTGATGCTGCTGGTAATTGGTATATTCAAGACATAATGCAAGGTATGCCGCTTTCTGGTTACGGTTCAGTATTAAGTGCAAATACAGCAGACGCGACAATGGGGTTATCTGCACCGATAATTTATCCAAATGCAACAGGATTTACAGTCGTAAATGGCTCTGGCGTTACCGCGTCTGGTGGGACTTACATCTATATGGCAATCCGCAGACCTAACAAACCGCCGACAACGGGGACGCAAGTTCTGTATATAGGCACAGACGTACCATATGCTTCAATCGCTACTGGATTTGCTACAGATATGTTCATTTGCGACGGACGGGCTGATGGCAACCCTAGCTTTATCGCAAGTAGATTAACTTCTGGATATATGTATTCAGCATACACAGACGGAGAGCAAGGTATGGGCAATTGGGATAGGGCTAATAATACTGCTATTCAGACATTATGGAGTGACCCTATAAATTACTGTTTCAAACGCGCCCCCGGATTCTTTGATGTGGTTTGTTATACAGGTGACGGCAATGTAAATACATCATTTACCCATAATCTAGGTGCGGTTCCTGAATTTATTATTTTTAAACGTAGAGATGCAGCAAGTTATTGGATGGTATATCATAAAAATGGCGGTACGTTTAACGGGAACTCATTAATAGCAGCATTAAATACAACTGATAATTTCTTTGCACAAACCTCCGACTTTGCTACTTTCCCAACATTAACAGGGTTTAATACACAAAACGGCACTTTTAATACCAGTGGCGGTAAATATGTCGCTTACCTCTTTGCTACACTAGCAGGTGTTTCAAACGTCGGGTCATATACAGGCAATGGCAGTTCACAAACAATAAATTGTGGGTTTACCACCGGTGCTAGATTTATATTAATTAAACGAGCTAATTCAACCGGCGATTGGTATATATGGGATTCTGTTAGAGGTATTACTGCAGCTGCAAATGATCCGCATTTGTCACTTAATAAAACTTCAGCCGAAGTAACAATTGATGACTCAATTGATCCAGCTAATTCAGGATTTATTGTAAAACAAAATGCAACAACTAATATTAATGTTACGAGTGCAACTTACATATTTTTAACAATCGCATAAAGGAAAACAAATGCCATATAATCATTCAATAAAAGCAGCTAGTCCAAGTGGCACTGCGTATACCGGTAGAGCAGACGGACTGTTTTCATTAAATGAACAAGTCCGGTTTAAATCAAGTGGATTGTGGGCAACTGCTATATCCGCGCCAGGTGCACCTATTATTGGAACCGCAACTTATAGTAGTGGGCAGGCATCGATTACATTTACCGCACCCAGCTCATTAAATGGTTCAACTATTACTGGATACACTGTTACTAGCAGTGGGGGGCAAACAGCTACTGGTACTGTTAGCCCTATTGTAGTTACACTAAGTGGTGGAAGTTACACATTTACAGTAGTTGCAAATAGCACTAATGGTAATAGTATCGCAAGTGCAGCATCAAATACAGTAACCGCACCATTACAAGTTGGTCAAGTGTACGCTGGTGGATTCTATGCCGGGGGAATATCAATTAGAGGTGACGGTACCGCTGATTATAATTTAATAGTTGCGCCTAAAGCATCGGGTGAAGGTTCAGGTAAAGCATGGGGGCCGAATGGCGTGACGACAGGAATAACATCGGATATAAATGGGCCAACAAACAGTGCATCTTTGGCTGCGCTTGGTGCAGCCTACCAAGCCGCTGTATTTGCAGAGGGGCTTACAATAGGAGGGTATAGTGACTGGTATTTGCCCGCTAAAAATGAATTAGAGGTTTTATATTACTTCTTAAAGCCAGATACAACAGCTAATGATACGTCTAGTGGCTCAAACGCCAATGCTGTATCGCCAGAGCCGATAAGCACTAATTATACTAGCGGCTCACCTGCTCAGACCAGTGCGGGTATTGGATTTAGAATTGGCGAAACGAATGCGTTTGCCCTTGACTACTATTGGTCTTCTACTGAGTACAACTATAACAAGGCATGGAAACTGTACCCCGGTACTGGAGCTCAGAACTGGCCATACGACGATAAGACCGGTGGTGGCTATTATGTCAGAGCTGTTCGGAGAATTAGTACTGCACCTGCATGGCCAGTTACAAACATCGGTGATGCATATGGGGGTGGATACTTTGCAGGTCAACTAAAGGTGAGCGGAGTGTATTATAATTTAATAGTTGCACCAGCATCGACGGGACAATCGATGTCAACATTTGGGCCAGCTGGTACTACTGGAGCAACTTCATCAATTAATGGCTCAGCCAACACTGCGACTATTTCTGCATTAGGTGCATCGTACACAGCAGCAAGGTTCTGTAAGAATCTAACAATTGGTGGATATACCGATTGGTACCTACCGTCAATAAATGAACAAGAATTATTATATTTTTATTTTAAAGGTAATCTATATGATAACGATACATATTCTGGGGCAAATGTTAATGCTGTGCCACCAGAGCCAATAAACACCAAATACACTGCATCTTATCCAGCACGAACCACAATTGCAGCGTTCTTAAATACTGAATGGTTTATATCGGGTGGATTTTGGACATCAACTGAATACGATGCAACGAATGGTATATATTTTCAAATGGCTAACGGTACTGTGCGTGCTGCAGGAAAGGTCGGAGATACAATGTACTATAGAGCAGTACGTAAAGTTTTAGCAACATAACAATGGAATAATCAAATGCCATATAATCATTCAATAAAAGCAGCTAGTCCAAGTGGCACTGCGTATACCGGTAGAGCAGACGGACTGTTTTCATTAAATGAACAAGTCCGGTTTAAATCAAGCGGATTGTGGGCAACTGCAATCTCTCCACCAAGTGCACCTACGATAACATCAGTTACTGTTAGTGGAACACAGGTATCGGTTGCGTTTACTGCACCTAGTTCATTAAATGGCTCAACTATTACTGGATACACTGTAACTAGTTCAGGTGGGCAAACTGTAAGTAGTGCAAGTAGTCCAATAGTAGTTACTGGGTTAACAGCCGGTACTAGTTATACATTTACTGTTGTTGCTAACAGTAGTAATGGTGATAGTAATGCAAGTGCAACATCATCTAGTTATCTAATAACACCACCTATTGGACAAGCATATGGCGGTGGATTTTTTGCGGGGCAAATAAATGTGTCTGGCATTAAATATAATTTGGTTGTTGCCCCTAAAGCATCGGGAGAAAACACAGGTAGATTATTCGGGATTGATGGAACGGCAACGGGAATAACGTCTGTCATTAATGGACCAACAAACTCTGCGTCATTAGCCGCATTAGGTGCTGCATATCAAGCTGCCAATTTCTGTGAAGGATTAACAATAGGTGGTTATAGCGATTGGTATTTACCCGCTAAAAATGAATTAGAAGTGCTGTATTATTTCTTAAAACCGACTACTAACGTTAACGATACTGGTTCAGGGTCAAATGCTAATGCCGTATCGCCAGAGCCTGTTAGCACAAACTACACAAGTGGTTCACCCGCTCGAACAAGCGCGGGCATCGGCTTTAGAACTGGTGAAACAAACGCATTTATTGATTATTTCTATTGGTCTTCTACTGACATTCATAGTACTTTCGCATGGGCTAAGAGGTTTGACACGGGTCTTGATTACCAGTACCCTCATAGCGGTGATCTTAACGTCAGAGCTGTTCGTAGAGTAGCAGTATAAAATACTTACTTAATAAATAAACTTTAATAAATACTGTAAAGGAGTATTAATGGCTAAAAAATTATCATCATCATTAAGACCTGATACAATTAATACAGTATCGAATGGTGGAACTGGTG